AGCAAAGAAGTTACCTTAAGTGGCGCGGCTGTGATGGTTAATGGACAATCTCCAGTTGTTACTTTAGATGAATTAAAGGGCGGCGCACTTGTAGATATGGGGCGCGAAGATGGTTCTTCAAATTATGGAATTGGAGTTAATAGTTCTGATAATACTGTTAACTTACCAGCTCGCGCGATTAGCTTGTTTGAAACTAATATTAATAAATCAGCCGGTACTCAACTTAAAGTTACTTATGATTATCGAGGTATTCTTGGTACTTTACCAGTTTTAGAATATGAGGGAAATAATGCTTTAGTTAATTCCTTATACCATGATTACATGGAAGGTACTCAGGGTATATATACTGATAATATGTATATTGGTAATCGTGACCAATATATTGCTTTTTACACTGCTGTTGATGATAAAAAAGTTAAAACTAAACATTTAAAGATTAATGCAAAGGAATTAACTCTTAAAGCTGGTATCTTTAAACAGTTTAATCCTGATTCAGAACAGAACTTTATTTATTTGTCAAATGAGGATTATGCTACAGATGTAGCAAATGGTATATCAATAAATAATAGTGATACTAAAGCAGATTGGCGTTTAGTAATAGGTAACAAGTTTGGAGTAGATAAGGCCGGTAATTTATATGCTAGTAATGCAGTTATTAGTGGTCATATTCAAGCCACCTCTGGAAGTTTTGGTAGAGGAGCAGATATAGTAAATGGTCAATTTGTAGTTGAACAAGGTTCTGTTAGTGGATTAACAAGTGCTTTAGATGAGGCTACAGGATATGTTTTAACAGTTGAAACAGATTATTCTAATCAACAAAATGTTAATTTGACAGCTCATTTATATTATGGTAACAAAGAAGTAACTACTACTAAACCTAGCTCAATGTTCCGTTGGTATCGTAAAAGTGAAATACTTGATTATTTCATTGTAGAGAATCCGGCCGGTAATCCACAAGCAAAAGGTTGGTATGAAAAGCAAGAAGATACCTATGTTTTAACTACAGATACAGAGATAGTTGAAGGAAAAGATTACTATGAATATACTAATATTGAGCCATTAGGTGGCGCGTATAGTATTCGTTTTGACAGAAATAAAGCTGGATATGGTACAACTATAATTTGTCGTTTTAATGACGAGGCATTACTAACTACCCCAGATAATTATGCTGTTGAAACGCCAGATAATTACTTATTAACAGCACGAGTATAAAAGGAGAAACTATGGCTTTACCTAATCAAAGTATAGCAATGGGCGATTTAGAACGAGAAACTGCTGCTACCCTAGTGGGTAGCAAGCGGTTTGTCATGTTCGATGAAAGTGAAGGTAAATCCGCCTCATTGGAAGATATAAAAGAACATATCCTTGGAGATATGGATGAAACAATTGAACGACAAGACCGTTCAATTCAAAATATTAATTTAAGACTTGGAACTTTTGCAGATGAGTTGGAAGTTGATGATGAGGGATTGGTATATCTCCTAAATAATGGCGAGCGTATTGCTGGTCCTTATGGTCCATTCGCCGGAGGCGGCGGAGGTGGTGGAGGTGGTAGCAATAATGCTATACTTACCTTATCAAATACCTCTGGATGGTTATCAAAGACTACTGCAGAAGGCGCAAGTTGCCCTATTTCTTTCACATGGTCTTCTACTGAAAATGATATTCCAACTGGAAATGGTATTTTGACCGTGAAAGTAAATAATTCTACTCGTATTAATAGAAGTATTTCACAGGGCGCAATAGAAATAGATGTAAAAGATTATTTGGTATCTGGTCAAAATTCAATTAGAGTTACAGTATCAGATATATATAGTAATACTAAATCTATTAATTATACAGTATCAGTTATTACTTTATCTATTAATTCAGTTTTTGATGCAACTATTCCTAGAACTAGTTCTTTTACTTTTAATTATACTCCAGTAGGAAATGTTGCAAAAACAATTTATTTTGTATTAGATAATGAAGTTATTGGTACTGAAGTTACAAGTGTTTCTAATAGACAGCTAGGATATACCATTCCTATGCGACCTCATGGCGCGCATTCACTTTTGGTATATTTTGAAGCAGAAGTTGATGGAGATATTATTAGGTCTAATGAATTGTATTATGAAATAATATACCTAACTGCAGGAGATGATACTCCAATTATTACTTCTAGCTTTAGAGAAACTACAACAAAACAATATACTACGCTTCCTATATCTTATATTGTATATACCCCAAATAGCGTGTCTTCGAACGTACAGATTTATGTAAATGACGTTTTAAGGTCTACACAAAATGTAGATAGTACAGAACATGTTTGGTCTTATAGAGCTGATACGGTAGGCGATATAACAATAAAAATACAAAGTGGTAGGGTATATAAAGAGTTTAATTTAACAGTCACAAAAAGTGATATTATAGCTGAAATAACTACAGAAGATATGGTTTTAAGTCTAGAAGCGACCGGCCGCAGTAATTCGGAAGAAAATCCGGGTACTTGGACATATGAAAACATACGTTGTAAATTTGATAATTTTAACTATGTTTCTAATGGTTGGGTTTTAGATGATGAAGGCAGTACAGTTTTGAGAATTAGTGGCGCGGCGCGGCTTACAATTCCTTACAAGCCTTTTACAAATAATTTTCTTCAGACAGGAAAAACTATTGAAATTGATTTTGCAACACGTAATGTATTAAATTATGATGCAACTATATTATCTTGTATGGATGAAGGTAGAGGAATTTTATTAACTGCACAAAAGGCTCTTCTAAAATCTGAACAATCTGAAGTTAATACTCAATATAAAGAGGAAGAACATGTTAGAATTAGTTTTGTAGTTGAAAAATTAGCTGAGCATCGTTTACTTTTTATATATATAAATGGAATTATGAGTGGAGTTGTTCAATATGCACCTGATGATAATTTTGCTCAAACGACTCCTACAGATATTGTAATTGGTAGTAATGATTGTATAACTGATATTTATAGTATTCGTATATATGATAACGATTTAACAAGACACCAAGTTCTTGAGAATTGGATTGCTGATACTCAAAATGTTGATACAATGTTGAAACGCTATGAGCATAACAATGTATATAACGAATATGGAGCAGTTGTCATTGATAAACTACCAAATGATTTACCATATATGATTTTAACTGGTTCTCAGTTGCCACAATCCAAGGGAGATAAGAAAAAAATAGATGGAGTATATGTTGACCCTTCTGATACTTCTAAGTCTTTCTCCTTTACTGGGGCGCAGATAGATGTACAGGGTACTTCATCACAATTCTATGCTCGTAAGAATTATAAAATTAAATTTAATGGTGGATTTGATATGACTCAATCCGAAGAGCATATTTCTAAATACCCAATTAATGATGGTATTCCTACAAAAACCTTTACTTTTAAGGCCGATGTTGCTTCATCTGAGGGTGCCAACAACGTTGAATTAGTTAGGTTATATAATGAAGTATGTCCTTACAAAACTCCACCGCAAGAAAAAAATCCTAAAATACGTCAAGGAATTGATGGTTTTCCGATTGTTATGTTTTGGGATAATGGAGAATCGGTTTCTTTTTTAGGTAAATATAATTGGAATAATGATAAAGGTACAGAAGAAGTATATGGTTTTGTCGATGGAGATGAGTCTTGGGAAACATTAAATAACGCTGGTACTTATGCATTATGGAAAAATGCAGATTATACTACATATACTGTTGATGAATATGGAAGAATTCATTACGATTGGGAATCTGACTACGAAGCTCGTTATCCAGACCCAGATGATAAAGACCAAGACATTACAAATCTTTCAGCGTTAGCAGCTTGGCTTGTTACCACAAATCAAGAAACCGCAACCAATAATACTTTATCTGAACCATATACAGATAGTAAAGGAACTACACATACTATAGATAATGCTGAATATCGTATAGCAAAGTTTCGCACAGAGGCGCCAGACCATTTTGAAATGGATTCACTATTATTCATGTATTTATTTACAGAATTGTTCTTAATGGTTGACTCGCGCGCGAAGAATGCTTTCCCTTCATTTTTAGGTGGAGATAAGTGGTGCTTTTTACCTTACGATATGGATACAGCTATTGGTATTGATAACCGAGGTGCATTAACTTTTGGTTATTCATTAGAAGACATTGATTATGTTGGTTCAATGACCGTATTTAATGGACAAGATTCAGTTTTATGGATAAATGTCCGTGATGCTTTTGGTCCAGAATTGGAAGAAATGTATCAACAAATTCGTGGTAATGGAAGTAATCAAATTTCATACGAAAAAGTTGAGAAAATGTTTGAAGAGCATCAGGCTAAGTGGCCAGAAGCCATTTTTAATGAAGACTCTTGGTTTAAATATATAGACCCACTGCTTGAAGATGGAAATGGTGACTATTTATCTATGGCTCTTGGTTCTAAAGCAGAGCAACGTAAGTGGTGGTTATACAATCGTTTTAGATATATAG